ACTCTTGCAAAAGAATGTTCACGACCTTGCGAGTTTCGTCGTTGCCGTAGGGAAAGGTAATCTTCCCCTGCTCAAACCACGACCGAAGCCTTTGCATGAGACCCTGCTTGAGGGTCCGGTTGCTGACCTTGGACCTCTTGACGTTCAGCGTTGCGCCCTTCTGCTGAAGGATGCTCTCATACAGATGTTGGAAACCCGCACTCTCGAAAGCAAACACAGGCTTCCCATAGACGTCGTTCCAACGGATGACCTCATTCATCTGCGCGTCAGGGGGAAAGTCGTTGCGCCGCCAGATGTTCACCAGATGCAAGACGCCGTCCTCATCCTGACGGAGAACCACCATCACCGAATAGTCCTGACCGATGCCGTGGCTCGGGTCAAAGCCGACAACGTAGTGGCCGTCGTGCAGACGGGAAGGTTGGAGGACCGAGTGCATATCGAGGTTCTTCCGAGTGAGAACCTGCGGGAAGACAGCAGAGTCATCATCCACCACTTTGCAGAGGTATTCTTGTGCGAAAGCAAGATTGCCGATAGACTCCCTCTGCTCAAGAAGATACCCAAGTGGCCTTTCAGATTCCCACAGAACTTCAGGCTTTACGCCGTCAGGGTCAGACGTCCACTCGTCATAGTTGGTGATGGCTCCTCTGCGCCACGACTTCCACGCATCGTTGTTCAACATCTCTGTGTGATACAGGTCGTTCATAGACATGGGTGTTCCGACGCAATAGATGGATGTTCCGGGGGAAAGCATGGGCGTCATCTTTTTGCGGAACCAAGTCTGGTAGGCGTCATAGGACATATCATTTTGGTCGTCCAGAATATCGTCAAGCGCGATGGCCGCAGGGTGTTCACCACGAATACCGGAGCCAACCGAAGTTGCCTTAATCCACGCACCATTCGTTAGGGTCAGTTTGAACTTGTTGCTTTCCTTCTCGTTAATCAATCGGGAAAGTTCAGGGTGTCGCTTCAAGTCTTGCCGAATCTCTTCAAGACGATTCGCAGCCAAATCCTTATTCGCAGAAAACAACCAGATGGTGAACGGTTTATTGCGCCACTTTTCAAAGAGCAACTGATGAAGGACCTTTACACGCAGAGTTGTTGATTTACTGTGGTCTCGGGGAGCAATCACACAGACACGGTGGACGTGTGCGCCATCCCTTTCCGTATAGAGGTTCAGCCATTCGCCAATGTGCTGACCCCACTTATACCCAAGCCATTCATAGAAATGACGAATGTCGTAGCGACTCCGCTCCATATGGAGCGCGGTCATCATTCTTGAAGACATTATTCCTCAGAATCATCTGATTGATTCATAAACAATGGGATGCCGCACCACTCAGCGAGCCCAAGACAGAGGGCCTCACACTCTCGGCGATTTAGCATAACACCGATGACGTATTCAGAAGTGAAGACATTGACCGCTACCAAGTCATCGTCAATCTCCGTAAATCGCAATTCACGGTCATTCGACGCCCAAATCTTCATCTTCTTCACACCTGTTCAAACTTCGGAGTGTGCGGAGGCCGTGCCTCAAGTCGCTAAATGCCTGAATGTCTCGCTCATATGGACTGAGAATAACGATGGGACACGTCGGTCGCTCGCGGGGGAATCCACAACCTTCACCGAAGGAGTCCACGATTTTATACGCACCCGGTCGAATAGCCCAACGCTCAACGCCGTGGCGGGTAAAGCAAGAGACGTGAGGAGTGTGGTGGTGGCCCATCACACCAATGTCGAAGTCTGCTTCGCCGTCCTCCCACATCTTCTTGATAACTCGACCTGCATCGAGGTTGGAATTGCCTCTGCGCTTGTGACGCACGGTGATGTGATAAGGAATCTCGCCGACCCACAGACGGATGTTGAGTTCGTGCTTGTGATACAGAACCCCACGTTCTGCCGCCATCTTGCCCAGAGGGTCATAGTCCACCGCACCGGAAGTCCACAGGTCGTGGTTGCCCGCCACAATCGCCATTAGGGATTCAGGCGTCATGTCGAGGTAATGCTCACACAACTTCCATTGGACGCTCGGGGGAATGGGAGCCTTCATCGCCGGACGAGGCTTGTCCGTGATGAAGTTATCAATGTAGTCACCGGCATGGATAACGTAGCAGTTATCCGTCGCCTCAATCAATTCCGTGTCTTGGCGCAGACGCTCATGGTCGCAGAAAGGATTGCCGATATGTTGGTCGCTTGCAAACGCAAGCGCGATGTAGCGGTCCTCGGGAACGTGCATATGAATGTCCACCCAACGCTCATGCTCAATGGCTTCAATGGCTTTCTTTGATTGAGCCTCAATCGCCAACCATAGGTCTTCGCCGCTGCCGCTTGCCTTCTTCAATTGGTTTACGGTGAACTCGGGATGCTGAGTGCGGTTGATTGAGCCTCGCTGATAAGCCTGCTGAACACGGTTAGCCCAAGCCTTCAGCGTAATCGAATCATCACGACGCCACATCAAACGCGCCAATTCGCTTTGTGAACCGTCCCACGTCTGCGGGAGCATAGCGTCGTAGTCCTTCTTCTCATATGCAAGTGAAATCTTACCTTGGTCCTGAAGACGATACAGGTAATTCGACCACGACCTCACCGTAAAGTTCTGGTCTCCAACCCAACGGCTCTTGAGAAAACGCGCAAACTCCATGATGTTTCCGTCGAAGTGGCTCATGTGGTCTATGACGAAACGAGTTCTGTCCATGCCCCAATGATGCCTTGAAGGGTTTATCAATCTATTTCTTTCATCACAGAAAAAAAATAATCAAAGAAATAAACGATAGGCTGCTCTTAAGTTTCGGTTATTCTGTCTAATTTCCATAGATGGTTTCCTTACCTTACCTACATAATAGAAAGAACTCTTAGAAGAATTGAAACAATTACCCCAACTTTTGCGACGTTTTGCGATTTATTCCTTCCTATTCTGGTTTTTTCGCAGAAAGAATAGAATGTTGGCGCATTGTTCATAAGACAGAACGACGCTACGGGGCTATATGGCCCGTTTCAATTTGTTCGGGCGGGCAGAGCGTGAGCCGGAGCCTGTGGTGGAAACCAAGGCAACCTACGCCCACCCTGTCCCGCACCGCTCTCCGTTTACGCTTGTGGCGGGTATGTCGGACATTGTCGAAGACTCTGAAAAGTTGCGAGACAACACAAACTACGACAACGACTTTGAATTGTTTGAGGATATGCTGAAGTTGGACCCCGAACTCAACGGCGCGGTGCGTGCGGTGAGCCTCACGGCTAACAACTACACCCTCGACTACCGTGGCGCAAGGAACGCTCGCATTCGTGAAGCCATTCGTCTGCTTGTTGAAGAAACACTCGACTTTGATGACTTCCTCGTCAATGGAATGCGAAACCTGATGGTCCACGGCAACGACATTAGCAAGTTTGTGGGGACGTCACGCGAGGGCCTCACCGACATTCAGAGCCTTCCTATTTCGCAAGTCACGATTCTTGACGGACGCCCAAGCACGGAGACATCTGACGAAGTAAACCCAATCATCACCGCAGAGAGGTATTTCCTCCGTGAGGGTGAAACAACCGAAGAAGAGTTCCCTGCCGACGAGATTCTGCACATCAGGACTGACTACCGCAGCAATTGGTTTGTGGACAACGAAGAACGCTACACCTACGGCATTTGGGGCGCGTCCCGCTTTACGTCCCTCAAGCAGGCTATCCGCGCCAAGTATAACTCAATGAACAACCGGATTGCTCTGGAAGACGCTATGACGAAGCAGTTCATCACCATTGACCGTTCGGCCATCGCTCATATCCAAGACCCAGAGGAGCAACGCCAGAGGCTTTCTCACATTATGAATCAAGTCGTGGACACCCTCGAAAGTCTGCGTGGCGACCAAGTCCCTATCTTCCCCGACTACGTCAAGATTACCCATGTGGACCAAAGGACGGCTATTCCCGACACGACGGCTTTCCTCGACACGGTGAACGCTGATATTGCTGCCGTTCTGCAAGTCCCCCGTGTGGCCGCAGGCCAAGAGCGCGGGTCCACGTTTGCCGCGTCCTACACGGCAAACCAATGGTCTGCCTCAGCCATCCGGCGTATGCTCTCCATTCTCAAGCAAGCCGTCAAGCAGATGTTCTCAAAGCACCTTGAACTTCTCAACATCGCCCACGAAATGAAAGACCTGCCGGACCTTGTCTTTGAACCGATTGACGAAGAATCGCGGCTCGACAAAATGCGCCGCGCAAACATTGGTTATACCGCCGGTATTCTGACGCTAAATCAGGCCCTTGAAATTGCAGGGCTACCTGCCGAGCAGGGCCTCGATTCGCGGAGAGTCCCCCCACCCTCTGTGAACATGGGTGAACTACCACGACAAAATGAACAGGATGGAGCAAGCGATGTCCGAGACTGACCCTGTATTGATTCACAGAGTTGAAACTCTGGAAAAGCGCACCGACAAGCACGGTGAAATGCTTGATAACCTCACAAATGCGGTAGGTCAGATTGACGTCAAGATGGGTGCTACTGAACGTCGTCTTGCCGACATTATCGTCAAGATGGATGAAAATCAACGTATGCTCATCCGTTGGCTTCTTGCTATTGTCGGTGGTGGTTTTACCGGCATGGGTCTTCTGGGGGTGATTTGATGTCTAACGGTAAAACTACATTCAACGACAAAATGGTGAAGCGCACCGTTCTTCCTGCGATTTACCTATGGCTTCTGAGCAGCGCAGCCGTTGTGGGTATGGGCATCTGGAAACCCGAGGTTGTCCTAATGAACCTTGATGGCTTCATCGCACTTATCGCCATTATCGGCGGGACGGCTGGCCCTGCCTTGTCCACTATCCTCCGTATGTGGGAAGCAGAACAAACATCCGAAGTCACGGACATTCCCGTGCAAGCAGAGCATGAGCGTCTTCGTGATGCGGCAGAGCATGAACACGTCATGTCTATGGAAAAGGAACTCAAGGTTCCTTGGGGCGAAGACCCTCATCATCAGCACGACCGCGTGCGTGATATGCGCGAGGTGTGAGTATGCCTGACCCACGCCCCAACGAGTCCCGTGATGACTTCATGGACCGCTGCATGGGCGACGACAAGATGGTGACTGAGTTTGGGAACCCAAGCCAGAGAGCCGCCGTCTGCAACTCCTACTTTGAAGGCGAAGAAGTCGAAGGTCGCCACGGTGGACAACACGGCAAGCCCGGACCAAACGACCCACGCAAGACTCCCGCCAAGCCAAGCGAACGACGCAAAGGCTCAAAGAGGAACAAGCCGGGTTCTGCAAAGAAACCCAATACCGGCATCAAAATTAGCAAGGAAACAGAAAACACCTTGCGGCAGATGATGGAAAAGCACAACAAAGCAGGCAAAGGCTCAAAGGCCACAATGGGTGCTTTGAAGTCTGTTTATCGCAGAGGCGCAGGTGCATTTAGCAGAACCCACGCTCCTAACATGAGCCGGGGTGGTTGGGCTATTGCTCGCGTTAGGGCGTTTCTGTATCTGTTGAAAAACGGGCGACCATCAAATCCCAACTATAAGCAAGACAATGACTTGCTTCCCAAGTCGCATCCCCGCGCAAGTGTCGAGGCTGCTGAATACCGAGGCCGCACCGTCAAACTGAACAAGCCTTTTCGCACGCCTAAAGGCCCCAAGAAGTTTGCAGTTTACACAAAGAACGAAAGTGGAACCGTCGTCATCGTGCGTTTTGGCGACCCAAAAATGGAAATCAAGCGCGATGACCCACAACGTCGCAAGAACTTCCGCTCTCGCCACAACTGCAAAAGTCCCGGCCCCAAGTGGAAGGCTCGTTATTGGTCGTGCAAAATGTGGGAGCGCGGCAAGTCTGTGACGGACTACACAAGCAACATTCAAGAATCACCCGAGGCATCAGATTCCAACATGGGTTGTGGATGCGGCTGCTCCGACACCGTGGAAGCAAAGATGGAAGACTACATCTTTAGCGATAGGGAAAGGGCCATTGAAAAGTCCCGAGAAATTGGGATGGATGGCGAGATTCACGAAAGCCGCACCGCAGATGGAACCGTGCTTTACTTCCCCGGTCCTGACGAGGAGACCTTCCAGAATTGGTATCGGAGGAATGACCCCGATGCTGAAGAAGAACTGTCGTCCGAAGAAGTTCGCAAGGATTACTTCACGACCCGTCAAGAAGCCATTGACCGCGCAGAAGAACTCGGATGCTCCGGTTTTCACATGGTCGAAGTTGGTGGCGAGCGTCTGTATATGCCTTGCGGCACACACTCTCAGTATGAGGAAGCACAAGATGAAGCCGACATGGAGGCTTATCATCACATGGAAGAAGAAGAACTTGAAGGCTACGGCTCTGGTGGCGGCGGTGGCTCTTACGACTCCTGTCCACCGGGCTACACAAAGCGCATGGGCCGATGTGAGCGAATCGCCGTCACGATTGATGTTGCTGACCTTTCAGTTGATTCAGTCGTGGCTGAGGCATCCGATGGCCGCAAGGTTGTGCGAATCTCGGGTATTGCCTTCCATCAGGGCATCAACAAAAATGGATGGGAGATTACCCGAGCCGGAGCCGACCTTGCGGTCAGCCAAATGGTCGGTGCTGACCTAACTCTGAACCACCCCAAGTCAGAGAATGGTCGTTTCCGACGCAACATGGACGGCGGCATTGATGAGGCCGTCGTCGGTGTTGTGACTGAAGCGACTGTGGAAGATGTCGCTCCCGGCAAGTGGAATGTTCGTTTCAAGGCAGACGTTCTTCGCACCGAACTCTTTGAGGCTCTCGAATCTGGACTCTGGCTTCGCAAGGGCTACGGTGTTTCCATTGGTGGAAGTGGCGTTCCCGATGAAGTCTTTGAGGCTGAAGATGGAAAGACGATTATGCGATTTGAAAGCGACTTTGAGTTCGACCATCTGGCGATTGTTCACCGTCCGGCGTATGAAGGAGCAACCATTTCGCACGTCGAAGTTGCGAATGTTGCAGAATCCTTTAATAGTCACCCCGCTCATGCTCAGACTCAACCGGAAGTGAAAAAGATGACTGATGAAATGGTTATCGAAGCGTCCGAGGTTGTGGAAGAATCCACCCCGACGCCCGACTACGAATCTGAAATTGCAGCCCTTCAAGCGACCCTCGCCGAGCGCGAGGCCGAGATTGAGGCTATCCGCGCTGCCGAGGCTGAGAAGGCCGAAGCCGCCCGTGCTGAACTTGTTGCCCGCGCCACCGAACTCGGCATGGCGGGCGTTGATGACCTCGCCTCCGAGGTCCTCGAATCCCTCATCGCTTCGTGGGAGGCCGCTCACCCGGTCGCCGAAGTCGAGATGAAGCCGGTCAAGGCGTCCGAGAACGTCCCGGCCCCCGTTGCGCCCCGCTCCGATGAGCCGGTGGTTGCAAACTTCCTCAACCGCCGCTTGGTTGAGACGCCTGCTCACATCTATGAGCGTGCCTACAACGTGTGGGCAAAGGCTTGGAACTCCTCCATGTCTGGGAACGACCTCCGGGCTCCCACATATGGTGAACTGAAAGAAAAAAATATCCTCTGAGGTGAATTGAAATGACGGCCCTAACGACCCCCCGAAACGCGACCCTTGCTACCGGCGAGACTGTTTCCCGTGTTGGAACCCTTCTGACGCTGGACTCGACCAACAACAAGGTGAAGAAGATGACCGAAGGCGACATCGTGATTGGTGTCTCCCTCGATGAGTCCGAGCGAGACGCCTCCGGCCTTGTGACCGGAGGACTCGTCGGCTACGACCCCGTCGGCGGCGTGCTGATGGTTGCTTCCAAGACCGGCCAGACCTACACCACGGGTCTTCTCGTCTATGGCGGTGACGCTGATGGTCTCGCCTACGACGACTCCAACACCAACGCGAAGAAACTCGTCGGCGTTTACGTCGGTGAAGGCGTTGTGACGACCGCTGATGGCGACCTCATCCCTGTGGCGACCGCAGGTGCGGCGACCGCCTGAGCATAAAAACACAAAAAGAATCGAGGTGAATTGAAATGAACGAAACGCTTGAACAAATCTTGACTGTCGAGGCTGCATCCGGTCCCTTCGGCTCCGCCGATGCGGTCCTTGAGCAGACCCTCCGTGACTTCATCCAGACCCAGAGCAGCCTGATTGCGGTTGGAACCCAACTCGTCGGTGTGCGCCGTGTCCCGTGGTTGGAGTTCACTTGGTATACGGGTGCTGAGGGGACCTTCTCCTACCCGCTCGCCGACAACGCTACCGCTGACCCCACGAAGATTGGGACCGAGAACTACTCGGTTCACTTGAAGAAGGGTCAGGGTCGCTGCGTGTTCCTCGACTCCACCCTCCTCCGTGGAGAGACGTGGGAGAACATGGACCGTCAGCAACTCGCCATCGTGCGAAACATGGCTGACGTGATTGACGACCTCATCCTTGAGACGCTGATTGCGGGTGCGGGTCAGACCGTGACCGTGGCCGGTGGCTCCGAGTGGGACGCCGCGAGCGGCGATGCTGAAGCGAACATCTTGGACGCTATGGACAAGATTTTCGACCAAGGCAAGGTTAGCGGCAACGAGCCTCTGGCTCTCGTCGTTCCCGCCAAGCACCGCAGCGTCCTGTTGCAGACCACGCTTTACGGCAACGTCGTGGAATCCCTTGAGGACCACCTGAAGCGTATGGCGAACCTGAGCATCTATTACAGCCGCAACTCCCGTTTGGCTGACCTTGCGCTCTTGCTCGTCCCCGGTAGCGAGACCGCTGAGTTCTTCCAATACAACGGCGACGGTTTCATGGAGACCGAATTGACCCGCATCCCCGGTGTGGGCTACGATTGGATGCTCACCGGCTACATGGGCTGCATCATCCACGAACACCAAGACGGTGCTTCGTCGGGAACCTCGAACCGCATTTGCTCCATTACGAACATCTCTGCTTGAGGTGTTCTAATTGTCGAAGCGGCTTGATTTCCTGCGCGGATATGCAGAGCGAGTGCTTGGACGCTCGTTGAGCGATGCTGAGGCCGCCGTCATTACTGACGGCATGACTCGGATGGACGTTCGACGGGCTCTTGCCTCTCTGCCCGAAAAGAAGACTTCTTCCAAGAAGTCCTCTTGGAAGAAGGCTAAGGACGAAGACCTGACGGTTGATGAAGTAATTGAGGTGGTAGTGAATGAAGTCGAAGGCGGCTCTGGCGAAGGCTCTGAGTGACCGTGGAATCCCCCTCCCAAAGGAGGATTCTTACTCGGCTATGGCTCACCGCCTTGCGACTTGGATTCCCGGCAACGGGTTTCTTTTCCGCCGCATGAAGGTTCGACGCTTTGCTCGTCAGTCCCCTATGGTGCTTGACGTCCCGATTGGTGAGGTTGTTTGGGTTCCTAACTCTGACTTTGCTCGTCAGATTTTCAAGACGAAGGCTATGTGGTTCCTTGGTCGCAAGCCTTTCAAGGAGTCCTACACCTTGCTTGATGTTCCAATGACTGAGGAATACGTTGAGCCTGTCGAAGAAAAGAAGGCTGAAGCCCCCAAGAAGGCAAAGGCCCCTGCAAAGAAGGCGGCGGCTCCCAAGAAAAAGGCAAAGGTGAGTAAGAGTGGCGGTGACGACGGACCAAGTGCGTGACCTCCTTAACCGTCCTCGCGGTTTGAATGAGGAAACCATCAACGAATACCTCACTATTCGCACAGAGGAAGTGACGCGCAAGGCGCGTAGCACGACCACTTATGGTCTTGGCGAGGGGACGGGAATCACCGACACCCTCAAAGAATCAGCCATCAAGTTTCTTGTTGCAACGGACTGTCTCCGTGTGATGATAGACACCATCCCCTCATATGTCCCCGAGAACGAGCAGAGACAGCAGGACATCAGGATTAGAGCGCAATTGGCGAGGTTTGAGCAACGTGCTGACGAAGCACTTGCCGCTATCGCTGAAGCCGCCGGTTCTGCCTTTGCCGTTGCTTCGACAACGTCAAGGCAGACGGTGTGATGCTTAATGGCTACCTACACTTGGACACCCACGGGCGCACCGGCCTTTGCTTCAAACTCTGCGAATTGGACTCCTGTTGGTGTTCCAACAACGAATGACGACGTTATCATTATTCCCGGCGCAGGTATTTGCAAGTGGGACCTTACCGCAATCAACGGCATTCTTGTGGACACCGGAGGAGAAATTGAGTTTGGACACGTTGCTTCTCTCACCATCAACAATCTAAGGGTAGTGAATGAAAATAGCATCACAACCACAGGTGCAACAACTCTGCAATTTAGCGGAATCGCACCACACAGCACCGCAAAGGGTGGAGCGTTCATTCTTTTTGAGTGTGCAGACCCATACGGTGCTTCAAGCGACAGAGCAAACCTGACCTTCGAGTTTGATATTGCAACTCAAACCATCGCTTTCCCCGGCGGCATTTATCCGCATTTGGATTTCACTACGGGAACAGGTTCGGTGCTTACGGACTACATCGCTCCTACGGGAAACGCGCCGACGGGTGTGTCGTTCCTGAGCCTCACAACCGCCGTCAATTTCGCATCCCAGACCCCGACGACCAACGACCGTAGCCACACATGGACGTCTGATGGGACTACCGCGCAGTTTGATTGCACGGCAGATACCTTCGATGGAGGCTACGCAACGTGGACCTTCCAAGGCTATTCGGCTTCTGACTTCACCGTCCCCACAGACGGTGCTTACGCAAGCACCGACTTTACCTTTCACAAGATGCGAATTGCAGCCAGCGTAGGTAGCGGTGCGCGAGCCAAGATTCCCGGCGGTGCGATTCTTATTCTTGATTCCCTGACGGTGGATAGTGGGGCCATCCTCCTCGGCGACGACACGCTCGGCTCTGCGATTCACCTGATTGGTCGTCCAAACATCAAGGGTTCGTGGTCCTTCCACCCAATTGCCGACGGCATTTATCACCACAAATCAAACTACACGCTCGGTGTAGCACACGGCGGCACAGGTCTTCAGGAGGTCCCTGAAGGTCTTATCCCCTTTGGTTCCGATGGTCTTTCGCTCGCCACCGATGCAAAGTTGGCGTGGGACACCGCTGCCTCGGAACTCACGGTGGACGGGAAACTCACCGTCACGGGTCTGATTGACCCAACAGGAATGGTCTTTACTCCACAGGCTTCAAATCCCGAATTGACGAATCCTCAAGACACAATTTACATTAACAACGAGGACGGGCATCTGTATAGGGGCGAAAGAGATGTGGAGTCCACCGTTCACTTCAATGTTCGCAACGACGAAGGGGCAACAATTCCCCTTGGCGCACCACTTTACTCAAAGGGTGAAATTGGCGGAAGCAACAGAATTAAGGTCGGTATCGCTGACGCAAGCGACCCAAACAAAATGCCCGCAATCGGGCTTGCTATGGAGGAAATGAACACCTCTTCCACACAGGACGGCAACATGATTCTCACAGGTATTCTCAACGAGAATATCACGATTACAGGCGTTGCTGAACAGGACATCATTTACGTTGCACCTCACGGTGGAAGCGCACCATACCTCACAATCACCCGTCCGACAAGTTCTTCGCACCTCGTTCAGAACGTAGGCGTTTGTGTGCGTCAAGCCGCAGCCAATGTATCACAGGGTATGAAGGTAGCCGCTATCGGCAGAACGAATGATAGTCCCAACTGCTCATTTCTCACGGTGAACACAGAATCCACTCACCCACAAGCCCGAAGGCTTGTTGCTGGAACAAACATTACACTTACAGACGGTGGGGCGGGTGGCGACCTTACTATCGCCGCAAGCGGTGG